ACCGACCTCTTGACAGTAGAGGTTCCAGCATCATATACTGAAGAACTTCTGCGATACGTTAGACCCATCGCAGAAAACAAAAATACCTCGGAGGATAAAATCCTTAAGGATATTATTAAAGAATCGATCATTGAAATTGAAAGGAGGAACTATGAGCGTAAGAGTCGTAAGAACAAGAAACGGTGAGGATGTCATTTGTGACATTCGCGAGATCACAAGCGATCGTGAGAACGATGAATCTAGAATCCTAGGTTATCAAATGATAAATCCATATCTTGTTTGGATTTCTGAAGGCATGTCTGCTGAAGATGATGACGGCAACATTCATAAAATTAGTAATCCTGAAATTACTATGGAACCTTGGATGCCTTTGGCCAAAGATAAGGAGAAAATTATCATCAGGTTTGATGAGATCATCAGTGCATACGAAACACATGATGAGGTTACAAAAAAATACACCGAACTAGTTGGAGCAACAAATGGAATCGAACCAAATTGATGAATCGGTGGAACCGATTGAATCTGAGATGCTTCAACAGCAAACCAAAGTAGTCCTGATGGCAAACAGAACTGAATATTTAATTGGTCGTGTGACTGAGTTGGATGAGGAACCCTCTCTCTTAATCGAAAAATGTTTCAGCATCACTTCTGAAGGAAAACTTGAACCATTCCCTGCATTTGCTTCACAACGTGATTTGTTCTTGACATCTGAGTCAGTTTTGACTATAGTGGATCCATCGGAGCAAATTGTCGCAGAGTATGACGCAGCGAATGGGTAGGTTTTATACCAATGTGCAATTAGCAGGCAATGCAATTCTTTATCGGGGATATGAAGATGGAGAACCAGTACAATATCGTACTAGTTTTTCTCCAACTTTATTTGTTTCTTCCAATAAAAAAGAAAAGTATAAAACTCTCAATGGTAATAATGTAAGACCTATTAAGTTTGAAACTGCTAGAGAAGCTCGAGATTTCATCAAACAATATGATGGCGTTCAGGGGTTTGAAGTGCATGGGTATGAACGATTTGTGTATCAATACATTCGCCAAGAATTTCCTGGCGAAGTTCAATATGATATAAGTAAGATGAAGATTTTTGCATTGGACATTGAGGTCCAGTGTGAGAATGGATTCCCCAATGTAGAAGAAGCAGCAGAAGAAATGTTGTCTATCACCATCAAAGATATGGTGACAAAGAAATACTACAGTTGGGCAACCCGTGAGTTTGAAGCACCAGAAGGAGTTGAGACTCATATCTTTTGGACTGAAAAAGAAATGCTAAACCATTTCATACATTGGTGGACGCAAAATACTCCTGATGTCCTTACGGGTTGGAATGTCAATTTATATGACGTTCCCTATATCGCCCGTAGGGTTAATCGTGTGCTTGGTGAGAAATGGATGAAGAGTTTATCTCCTTGGAATCGTGCCAATGAAAGAGAAGTCTTTGTTATGGGACGTAAGAATTATGCTTACGATATCTCTGGTGTCAATATTCTTGACTATCTTGATCTTTATAGGAAGTTTACTTACAGTAACCAAGAATCATATCGACTGGATCATATTGCTTTCGTCGAATTGGGTCAACGAAAGGTTGATCACAGTGAATATGTAAACTTCAAGGACTTCTATACCAGTGATTGGCAGAAGTTTATGGAATACAACATCCAAGACGTTGAACTAATCGACAGATTGGAAGATAAGATGAAGTTGCTTGAACTTGCAATCACTATGGCCTACGATGCTAAGGTCAATCTCGAAGATGTTTATAGTCAAGTCCGTATGTGGGACACCATGATCTATAACTATCTTGCCGAGAGTGACATTGTAGTTCCTCAGAAAAAAGGTGAAAAGAAAGATGAAAAATATGCAGGAGCATATGTCAAGGAACCGATTCCTGGAAAGTATGACTGGGTTGTTAGTTTTGACCTCAACTCTCTCTATCCTCATCTCATCATGCAGTACAACATCTCGCCAGAGACCCTCGTCGATGAGCGACACCCAACAGTTACGGTTGATAAAATACTTAAAGAGTCGATAGATATTGATGGAGAGTATTGTGTATGTGCTAACGGTGCTCAGTATCGTAAAGACATCCATGGTTTCCTACCAGAAATGATGCAGAAAATCTATGATGAACGTACCATCTACAAGAAGAGAATGCTTAAGTCTAAGCAAGCTCTTGAACATGCCACCACACCTACAGAGACCACATCACTACAAAAGGATATTTCAAAATTTAACAATATCCAAATGGCAAGAAAGATCCAACTCAACTCTGCCTATGGTGCCATCGGAAATCAATACTTCCGATATTACAATCTGGCAAATGCTGAAGCGATTACTCTCTCAGGGCAAGTCTCAATTAGGTGGATTGAGAGCAAAGTAAATGCCTATTTAAACAAACTACTAAAAACAGAGGATCACGACTATGTTATTGCTTCCGATACTGACAGCATCTATATCTGTCTTGATTTACTCGTTAAGTCTATACCTTCTTTACAGGAGGTTTCGCCAGAGAAGATTGTCAACTTTATTGATGCAGCCTGTAAGGAACGAATTGAACCATTCATCGACAAATCGTATCAGGAACTAGCAAATTACGTTGGTGCCTATGAGCAGAAGATGATCATGAAGCGGGAAAACATCGCTAACAAGGGTATCTGGACTGCTAAGAAAAGATACATCCTCAATGTATGGGATAGTGAGGGTGTGCGATATGAAGAACCTAAACTAAAAATTATGGGTTTGGAAGCAGTTAAGTCTTCTACTCCTGCAGCATGTCGCACCGCAATTAAGGAATGCATGATTGTTATCATGAACAAAGATGAGGAAGATGCACAAAAATATATCTCTAAATTCAGAGAAACATTTACATCGTTGCCAGTTGAAGACATTTCATTCCCAAGGGGATGTAACAATCTAAATAAGTGGTCGCATCCAGCGACTCTTTATAGCAAAGGTACACCAATACATGTTAGAGGTGCATTACTATATAACTTTCATAACAAAAAGAATAAACTTACATATAAGTATCCTTTAATTCAGGACGGAGAGAAAGTTAAGTATGTTTATCTAAAGACTCCTAATAAAATTAATGAAAATGTGATTAGTTTTATGGGTATATTTCCGAAAGAGTTTGGTCTTGACAAACAGGTGGACTATGACTTACAATTCTCAAAGAGTTTCCTAGATCCTATCAAAGTTATTATGGACACAATTGGTTGGCAAGCAGAAAAAGTACCATCACTGGAGTTCCTATTCGGATGAGCAAAGTAAAATTTATGGTCACATATCAAAAAGCATTCGGTGCTGGTGCATCTAGAGAAGAAAAACTTTTTGATGATTTGAAAGATGCCGAATGGTTTGAACGTGCCATGAAACGTTCACAACATATCACAACATTATTGGAGATCAAAGGTTGAATTTTCTTAAAGACGTAGCAAAGGAGATCGGTAATGAATATGCAGGACTTGTTAGTGATGGTATTGCAGCAGGAGATACCAGTGGTTTCATTGATACTGGCAGTTATATCTTTAACGCTTTGGTATCTGGCTCAATCTACGGTGGTGTCCCTGGAAATAAGATTACCGCTATTGCAGGAGAGTCGTCTACTGGCAAAACTTTCTTTTGCCTTGGGATTGTACAGCATTTCCTCGACAGTAATCCTGATGCAGGTGTAATTTATTTTGAATCTGAGTCTGCTATCTCTAGGCAGATGATTGAGGATCGTGGTATTGCATCTGATCGTATGATGATTGTGCCTGTTGCAACCATCGAGCAGTTTCGCACACAGTCTTGTCGCATTCTTGACAAGTATATGGAGCAGAATGATGCAGATCGCAAACCTCTGATGTTTGTTTTGGACTCTTTGGGTATGCTTTCTACCGAGAAAGAGATTGCCGATGTAGCAGCAGACAAACAGGTCAGGGACATGACCAAGAGTCAGTTGATTAAGGGTGCCTTCAGGGTGCTCACACTCAAACTAGGCAAGGCAAATGTGCCTATGCTGGTCACCAACCATACCTATGATGTCATTGGTTCCTATGTGCCCATGAAAGAAATGGGTGGCGGTAGTGGTCTCAAGTATGCATCTTCTACTATCATCTATCTGTCTAAGAAGAAAGAGAAGGATGGCACAGATGTTGTCGGTAACATCATCAAATGTAAAGCACAGAAGTCACGTTTGACTAAGGAGAACTCTCAAGTTGAAACTCGTCTTTACTATGATCGCGGTCTTGACAGATACTATGGACTGTTGGAATTGGGTATCAAGTATGAAGTCTTTGAGAAAGTAGGAAATCGTATCAGGGTTGGTGACTCTGCTGTTTATCC